ACAAATCCAGCCCGTACAACGCGGCGTGTTACGTCCGAACTAAAACGCATATTTAGCATGGCTACGCTAACGCCTGAACAACAAAACACTTTTGATTGTCAGATGCGTTATTGGCAAGGGGTTCTAAACCTCAAAGATTGGCGTATAGAAAAGGGTGGCAAAGCCGCCAAAGACGCAATGGCGCAAGTGGTCTTTGATGACCCAGCACGCATGGCTAACTATTCGGTTGGGGACTTTGGTCATACCTCAATCAATGACGAAACGATAAGCCAAACGGCACTACATGAGTGTTTACATATTTTGTTGCACGACCTATTGCTGACTGCCACCGATAGAGGTTCATCATCTGACGATATCGAGGCAGAAGAACACCGAGTTATCAACACCTTAGAGAAGATTCTGTATGGTAGATAAAGCAGCACGACAACGCAGCAACGGCATGATAAAGGCGACTGACGATGAGTTTGTCGAGGCATGGGGCAAGTATCAGTCGGTTACAAAAGTAGCAGCCGCCTTGGGTATGTCTACCCGGCAAACCAATACCCGCCGCCGACAGATTGAAATCGATAGAGGCATCAAACTCAATGCCTCCAAAGTGGTGTACGGCAATCAGCCGGGGCGCGTAGATTTGGGCATCCTCAACGGCACGGTTATCGTATTCTCTGACGCCCACTTTTGGGGACAACGTACAACCGCCCATAAGGGGCTTATATGGGCTATTAGGACGCTTAGACCTCAAGCGGTGATATGTAACGGCGATGCCTTTGACGGGGCTGGCATTAGCCGTTTCCCGCGTATTGGCTGGACTAAACAACCTACGGTGCTTGAGGAACTCAAGGCTTGCCAAGATGCGCTGGGCGAGATTGAGGATGAGGCTAAAACGGCACGGCACAATGCGTGGCTAGTGTGGTGTCTTGGAAACCACGACGCGCGATATGAGAACTTTCTAGCCGCCCACGCCGCCCAGTATGAGAATGTTCAAGGGTTCCAGCTTAAAGACCACTTCCCGGCATGGAAACCTGCTTGGGCGTGTTGGGTCAACGATGGCACGGTTGTAAAGCACCGCTACAAAGGCGGCATACACGCCACACATAACAACACCGTTTACTCGGGGCTAAACATTGTGACTGGGCACTTGCATAGCCTCAAGGTGACGCCGTTCAGCGATTACAAAGGGACGCGCTACGGTGTAGATACAGGCTGCCTAGCCGAGACTGACGGCAAGCAATTCTCAGATTACTTAGAGATGAACCCAACCAACTGGCGGTCAGGCTTTGCCGTATTGACGTTTGTGGATGGCGAATTGCTGATGCCTGAGTTGGCTATGAAGTTTCGTGAGGATGTAATACAATTTAGGGGCGAGTTAATTGATGTGGAGTAAGCCATGCAATTCTTCCAATCCCAAATTGACGCAGCCGAACGCCTGTACAAACTGATGGCAGATGACCACCGCGAACGTATGAACAACCTGAGTCTGTGGGTTGATATGAACGCAAGTCTGCAACGCAAACTGCAACAAAGGGACGCTGAGATATCAGACCTGCGTGCTAAACTGCGTAACATCGAAACCGCCGACAGGCTATGAATTTTGAGGTCGATGTTCACCTGTTGACCGGGGTGATGGTCGGCTTTGAGTTCGTCCCACTTCCCGACGATGACTGCAATTCGTTGGTGCTAGACTTTTTCCTAGTACGAATCATCATTTATTGGTACTAGGGTAAACCCTAATATACAAGCCTCTGCAAACCCTATCTAATTCGGGCTATGAGGTCAAAGTTTTACGGCAGACTCAACGTGGTAAGCCTACCATCCGAGGTCAAAAACATTTGGTATTCACGCAACGACGAGTTGCCTGAGTTGCCGAGATGCGGCTGGTCTTGGCAACTACATACCGACCCCGAAGAAGATGAACGACTCGACTTGGCGCGGAAAATATGGGACGCCACGCCATTGACTGACCGAGAGATGCAGGCAATTGAACTGCACATTTTACAAGGCGAGACATTAGAAGATGTGGGTTTGGTTATGAACGTCACCCGTGAAAGGGTCAGGCAAATTGTTTGCAAAGCATTACGAAAATTACGTCGGCATCAAAAGAAATTTACTGGACTCGATGTGTGGGGTTTAGATGCGACTGTTGAAACATGGTTTTGGTGGCAAAGGAGAAAAAATGGACATTGAACGAATCATTGAAAGCATAGAAGGTCGCGGGCATAACCTGTACCGCGAGGACGCTGAACGCGTAGACCGACTAGCGTGGGAAGTCGGTGCGCTGCGTAGCAAACTACGCGAACTGTGGCAACAAATTGAGGCACTTAAAAATGAACGTCTATAAAAAACTCATGGCGGCAAGGCTGGAACTGCAACGCGCGCCTTTGAAGAAGTCAGGTCACAACAAGTTTGCTGGGTATTCCTATTTTGAACTTGGCGACTTCTTGCCTACGGTTCAAGAGATATTTGCCAAGCACCAACTGGCTGGCGTAGTAAGTTTTGCGTCAGACATTGCCACGTTGCGTATTGTCGATATTGAGGATGGGCAACACATCGAAATCACCAGCCCGATGAGTAGCGCGGCGTTAAAGGGTTGCCACGAAGTGCAGAACTTGGGCGCGGTGCAGACCTATTTACGTCGATACCTTTGGGTCACCGCCCTAGAGATTGTCGAACATGACGCCATTGACGGACAAATGCCCGCAGAGGGGTCAAATCGGGCTTCTGAGGCGATTTTGGCTATCGGGGCTACTCAGACACTCGATGAACTAAAAAACGCCTACACGACCGCTTTAGGGGCTTGTAAGACGCCTAGCGAGAAAAAGGCAATCATCGCAGCCAAAGACAAACGAAAGGCAGAACTCGATGGAACAACGAACTGATGAGTGGTTTGCCGCCCGGTTGGGCAAGGTCACGGGTAGCCGGGTTGCTGACGTAATGAGTAAGACGAAATCCGGCTATTCAGCGACCCGCGCGAATTACATGGCGCAACTAATCTGCGAACGCTTAACTGGGGTTAAAGCCGAGTCGTTCACCAGCGCGGCTATGGAATGGGGGGTTGAAAACGAACCCCTTGCGGTGGCTGCATACGAGGCGCGGTATGACGTCTTTGTCGAACCCGTGGGGTTTATCGAACACCCGACCATCGCGCTGGCTGGCGCATCGCCCGATGGTTTTTCTTCACCTGATGGGTTAATAGAAATTAAGTGCCCCAACTCGGCTACGCACATCGACACCCTGCTAAACCAAGATGTTGACGGTAAGTACATCAAGCAGATGCAATGGCAGATGGCTTGCACGGGTCGGCAATGGTGCGACTTTGTTAGTTTCGACCCACGGTTGCCCGAAAATCTGCAACTGTTTGTCAAAAGGATTCCACGCGATGAGGCTGCAATCGAAGCGATGGAAATGGAGGTCACCAAGTTTCTCTCGGAACTGGCGACCAAGGTGCAGCAACTTGAAAAACTGAGGTAACAAATGGCATACGAAATGAAGCCCGAAAGTGGCAGTCTGTTCAAGAACGAACGCAAAGAAAAAGAAACCCACGCCGATTACCGTGGCGAGTGCATAGTAGATGGGCAAGCCTATTACATGGACGCTTGGGTCAACACCAGCAAGAACGGGAAGAAGTATCTGTCGGTGAAATTTAAGGCTAAAGGCGAAAAGCAGGTGGAAGCACCAGCATTTGACGATGCAGATTCGGACTTGCCGTTTTGAGACCGAAGTACAGAAAGCAAGTAGAAGCCCTTGAAGCCTTTTGGCTTTGGGGCTACGTCCTATGCCTAACCGCAACCGGGTTGGGTTATGCAGCGGGGTTTTTCTATGGATACTTTTTCTAACTGGGTGGCTGACATCCAAGCCTTGTTGCGCCACGCGCCACAAGGCAACGAGGTCGCGCAGATATTGTTTTTGCAAAGCGTAATCTATGACGCCACCAAAGCGGCTGAAATGATTGCGCGTGATATGGAGGCTGGAAGTTATGGTGGTACTGACGATTAGCGATGTCTTCAAAGACAACAGTTATTGCAACGAGTGCGAGTATTGCGAGACGCGCACCAACTATCACCCGTATCAAGAAAGCATTGCAGAAGAAACCTATCAGGTCTGCTTGCTAATCGAGGGCGAAGCGCATGGCGATTGCCCGGTGCTGGAGGATTTCAAGTAAAGGATATGTACACGCCATGAACACATCGCAAGAACCTGTTAAGAAAACCGAAAAAAGTGAACATGAACCTTTTTACAACCCACCGTTTGAGTGCCCACGCTGCGGTCATTATTGCCGCGAGTGGGTTGGGCTGACGGATGAAGAAAAAGGCTGGTGTGCTGCACCTACCTATGCAGAAACAATTGAACGTATAGAAGCCAAACTGAAGGAGAAAAACACATGACAAGAGAAGAAAAGATTGTTTACGCGGCGCTGCAAATTCAACAAGGAAACCCGCTTAAAGATTTTCTTGATGACGCTGAAATTGAAGAAGCAATATCCATGTTGGCTGATGTTTTAATAGCCACTGGTGTAAGACTGGATACAGAAAATGGCTAGACGCATACACGCAAACACGCTGGCTATCGTCAATATGCTAAAGGCAATGGAAGATGGTTCGACCCGCGACCAATTGATTGAGGTAAGCGGTCTACATCACAACACCATTTATCGTTGGCTATTTGCCATGCGTAAGGCAAAGTTAGTCCACATCGAGGGATACGAACGCGATTGGCGTGGCTGCAATGTCGTGCCGGTGTACAAGTTGGGATATGGCAAAGACGCCAAACGTATTGCACCAATTACCGACGCAGAAAAGGCAAAGCGTTATCGCCAGCGCAAGAAGTTACAGGCAATCGGAAACGCACTTACAGGAGTGGCAAATGTTTAACGGCACATCAGCAGACGATTTCCAAGCGGGCGGCACTCACTACAAAGAGATGCTAGTGCAGCCGTGGGAGGTCATGCAGTCGGTACTGACCCAAGAGGAATTTATCGGGTTTCTCAAGGGCAACATCATCAAATACGCGATGCGGCAGGGACGTAAGGATGGGCACGACCCGGACAAGTGCAACCACTATCGTCGCAAACTTGAGGAGGTGCTATGCAACGGATGATTATTTCGGTCATCACAGGCTTGGTGTGGTGTACGTTTTTGGCTACCGGGGCGGTTATCGCTGGGCTTATTCTTGGCATAGCGTATAGCGCATTTAAGATTGGCAGCATGGATTTAACTGGTTAAAATGCAGGTTGGAGGCACGGCTAGGCTGGACTAATTACCCAGCCGAAAAGCGTTCTACCCCCGCCTGCCGATGTCTACTTTTCAGGGGTATGGTTTATCAGGGGTAGTTTATGAAACGTCCATCGTTCCAGTTTTATCCATCTGATTGGCTACGCGATACCGCCCTGCGGTCATGTTCGACAGGGGCGCGTGGTTTATGGATGGACATGATTTGTTTTATGCATGAAGGCAACCCATATGGTCATCTGAAGGTTGGAGATAAGGTTATCCTTCCACCTAACCTTGCCCGTATGGTTGGGGAAACCTTAGAGGTTGTACAAGGTTGGCTAGATGAGTTGCAAGAGGCAGGGGTCTATGACCTAGCCGAGGATGGTGCTATCTACTCGCGTCGCATGATAAGGGACGAAAACCTTAGAAAAATCAGGGCTGAAGGCGGCAAACTTGGAGGAAACCCTGCGCTAACTAAGGCAGAGAAGGATAACGGTAAGGTTAACCTTGAGGATAAGCAAAAACCAACCCCTTCATCTTCATCTTCATCTTCATCTTCAAATACTTCCAATAAAGGTGCTAACGCACCTGCGCCAACTACGTTGCCGCCCTGCCCACAGGAAGATTTGATTCGTTTATACGCAAAGCACTTGCCACACCTTACCCAGCCACGGATATGGGACGGCGCTAGGGCTGCATCGCTACGCCAACGCTGGCAGCAATGTGCCATGCCGTCTGCTGGCAACTTTGGTGGTGGCTACCAAACCAAAGAAGATGGGCTTAAGTTTTGGGATTCGTTTTTTGAGTACATTGCCAAACAAACTACCCTAGCCAAGGGTTTCGAGTCGCAAGGCAGGGTATGGAAGCCTGACCTAGAGTGGATTTGCAAAGCAAATAATTTCGCCAAAATCGTCGATGAGAGGTATACCAAATGAAATTTCAAACAACTGCCAAGCCACAAGAGATTGAAAGCGATGACCTGATGTGCAGCGTTCCGGGTTGTATGGCGCGCTGGTCGGTCAAAATCAACGGGATGCACGGCAAGTGCAGCAAGCACGCTTGGGCGCGCCCTGACGAACCCCAGTACACCTACCCTGCGGCTGCTATGACCGCTTTTGATGCCGTTAAAGGCATGAGGGGGGACGATGAATGAGTTGGCTTTATTCGCAGGCGCTGGTGGAGGGATACTTGCCGGGGAAATGCTTGGATGGCGAACCGTGTGCGCGGTTGAGTGGGAACCATACCCAGCAAGCGTACTTATCGCACGGCAAAATGACAAAGTACTCCCGGCTTTCCCGATTTGGGATGATGTACAGACCTTTGACGGAAAACCTTGGCGAGGAATTGTTGATGTCGTTTCGGGCGGGTTTCCATGCCAAGACATCAGCGCAGCAGGAAAAGGCGCTGGAATCGACGGAGAACGGTCAGGAATGTGGCGAGAAATGGCACGCATCATTCGCGAAGTACGACCCCGATTCGCGTTTGTGGAGAACTCCCCAATGCTCACTTCTAGGGGACTTGGAACCGTACTCGGAGACCTGGCCGCAATGGGGTTTGATGCGCGGTGGGGAGTGTTGGGAGCAGCTGACGTTGGAGCAAACCATCAGAGGGACAGAATATGGATTGTCGCAACAAATGTTGCCGACACCAACAGTTACCGATTCGACAAACGAGAAACGCATAGGGGGCGCGACGGTTTACCTAGACAAATTTGGGAAACCGAGGCGAAAGATGGTAGACGGTCAATCAGCATCGATGGGCTTGGCAAGACTAGTTCAGTATTGGCCGACACCAACAACGCGAGGTTACGGTCACGGGGCAGAGGGTATGGCATCGAATCTGATAGACAAAGTGCAACAAGGGATATTAACGAAGCAACAAGCAGAATCGATGTTGAACTTGAAGCAGCTAGAGAATCATCGCACTTGGAAAAAGAAATTTCCCACACCAACTGCACACAACTCCAAAGAAACAGCGTCTCCATCGGAATACAAGCGCAACACCCCTACGCTTGGGACTCACGCTGGTGGGAAACTGAACCCGATGTGGGTCGAGTGGCTAATGGGGTGGACGCTGGGGTGGACAGACTTAAAGCCCTTGGAAACGGACAAGTACCACTCTGTGCCGCAACCGCTTGGCAAATCCTGAGTCAAGCCTAAAATGCAAGTGCAGTTGCCACCCTGCTTTGCCCTGCCCTACGCGGTGGGGCTTTTTTTATTAGGGTTTTTCCTAATACGCCAACCGTTAAAAGTATTTACCATTTAGGCTTCAACAACAGGAGAAAACATGGGCAAATACACTTACTATCCACCAATCCCGCCAAGCCGCAAGACCGTGCTACTGGGCTGGGTTCGTGATATTCTTTTGGCTGCTTCATTCGCCATACCATTGGCATGGGGCGTTGTTGTTTACTTGGCTGGAGGTTAAATTGTCAGGAACCAAGGGAACTACCATCCATCGGCTGCTACATCTGCTGGTGCATGAGGGCACGCAACTCGACACCACCGCGTGCAAATTAACCAAGAGTCATAACCAGCCGTTTACCCGCTGGTTCAAGGTCATCAAACCGATGATTGACCAAGAGTTCATTAGGTACACACATAACTGGTTCAATATCACCAGCGAAGGTCGTGACCATTACTACGAACTGGAAGCCAAAAGCCCGATGGCGCGTGCGCCACGCAAACGCCAGTTAGTGCCGCTGCGCGACCAAGACCAATACGCTGGCGAACACGATGCCGCCATTCGACCCGGTGCTAACGATTTTCTTGCAATCCCCAGCCTACGAGGTAACAGGAGGTATTTTCGAGATGGACGAATTGAAGCCGATTGACTACATACAAATTGTGTTAGTATCCGCAATGCTTTTTATAGCGATGTTGGATTTTTGAAAGGACGTTATGGAACAACAAAAGAAAACCGCAGGGCGAAAGCCATTGTCGGCAACTGAAAAAACGGTGAACCTCAGCGCAAGGGTCACCGAGTCGCAGCGCAAGCGTTTCGTGGAACTGGGGGGTTCTGAATGGTTAAGGAGTCTTATCAATGAACGTACCCCAAGCGAACAAGTTACTGGACAAAGTTAAAGACGGGCACGCGATGCCAGCGCATTTGGTTGACTATGCTTTATTTCTCACAGGCGATATAGATGGACAGGTTGGATTATTGGGGGGCAGCGAAAGATATCTACGACCTGTATGTGACGAAATTGAATCAGGGCATCAAATGCGAAGATTGGTGGCGCAATACTTGGCGTAGGCAATCGCCTCGGGTACAAGAACAACTTAAAGAGTGCGAAAAACTGTATGGGTATGTCGCTAACTTTCGTGATAGACAAAGTCGCGGGGAAAGCCCGCCCGCGTTTTACACGGACAGGGCATACCTATACAGACCCGAAAACGAAAGAGTACGAGAGGCAGATAGCCGAAGCCGCAAGAAAAGCACTCGGCGCAGGTGAGATGCTATTGACCCCGGTATGTGTGGTGCTGGACATACACCAAGCCATACCCAAGTCGTACTCAAAGAAACGCATTGCTGAATTGCCCGACCGACCGATGAAAAAGCCTGACATTGATAACGTATTCAAGGCGGTCGCTGATGGCATCGTTGGTGTGCTGATAAAAGACGATACGCAAATCGTTCGTATGGCTGCAAACAAACGCTGGGGGGCAACTGATATGGTGGAGGTCTTTGTATGGGAGATGCTGGATTGAACGACCCTTTTAAGATTATTGAACCGACTTGCATTAGTTTCAGCGGTGGACGCACTAGCGCCTATATGCTTTGGCGCATCTTGCAAAGCAATAACGGTCTGCCTGACGATGCTATTGTGTGCTTTGCCAATACCGGGAAAGAAGATGAAGCAACCTTGAAGTTTGTTCATGATTGCGAAACAAAATGGGGGGTTAAGATACATTGGCTGGAATACTGCTATCACGAAACCCCTGCCTTGCGTTTTAAGGTAGTTGATTACGAAACCGCATCTAGGGACGGACAGCCATTCTTTGAGTTGATTGACCAAAACGGTAGCCCATACCTGCCAAACCCGGTTGCTAGGATATGTACCGCGAAATTAAAGATTCGCACTATCCACAATTATTTGAAGTCTATTGGATGGGAACATGGTGAAAACGATGATTGGGTAGGCATCCGGGCTGATGAGATGCGTCGGGCGTCTAAGATGGACAGAAGTAGAACGCCGCTTGTAACGGCTGGCGTTACTAAAGAAACGGTTGGTGAGTTTTGGAAAAACCAGCCTTTTGACCTTGGTTTACCGAACATGAATGGCGTGACAATGCACGGCAATTGCGATTTGTGTTTTCTGAAGCCAGCGCACCAAGTATTTAGCCTAATCAGAGAAAAACCTGAGAGGGCGCTATGGTGGATGAAAATGGAACAACACGCCCAATCCAGCAACAAAACGTATGGCGATGGGGCGCGGTTTCGTAAAGACCGCCCAAGTTACAAAGAGATGTATGAGTTTGCTAAAAAACAAACCGATATGTTTGACCCGAATGAAGAAGCAATTCCATGCTTCTGTGGCGACTGATGGAAAAGCGCAGCACAGACCAAAACGCGATGTTCCACGCGCTAATCCAAGATGTTGCAAGGCAAGCGCAGCACCAAGGGTTTAAGTGGGACGCCGAGGATTGGAAGCGGTTTCTTGTAGACCAATGGGCTGCTGAGACAGGGCGTAAAACTGGGCGGGTAGCACCCAGCCTAGATGGTGAAAGGGTAGTGCAACTGGGGATGCAGACGCGGAAATTCACCAAGGCAGACGCATCCGAGTTTACGGAATGGTTACTAGCGTGGGGGCAACACAATGGAATCACATATACGCAATCATGAACTCAACAGTCGATTTATCAATTTTCTTGGTTTGGAGTGGGGCGCTATCCGCCCTATGGATGTCGACCTTGCCCTTGAGTTTGGCGATAGGCTATTTGTGTTTGGTGAGGCTAAGTATGCTGGAAGCCAACTCCCCTACGGACAACGACTAGCATTGGAACGCATAACCGACGCTATCCATTGCGAAGAACGCAAGGCGATATGCCTTGTTGTTGACCACGAAGGCGGCGACAATATACCTATCGCAACTTGCCCGGTCAGGGAGTATCGTTGGGAAAAGCGGTGGCACAAGCCTCACGCTATCACCTGCCGAGAGTTAATAGACCGGGTGTTAAGGCACTTAGATGTATGTCAATCGTAAATTCGTATACCGCCGTTCTAAAAAGCACCTACAAAATGTGGCGTCCTTACCCTGCCAGTTATGCGGTGTGGATGGGCGCACTCAAGCCGCGCACTCCAACCAACTCATACACGGCAAGGGCAGAGGCATCAAAGCCAGCGATGTATACGTTGCTGCGCTATGTGACCGATGTCATTACCAAATCGACCAAGGTAAGGATATGACCAAGGCTGAACGTATTCACCTGTGGGAAGTGGCGTTCGGTCGCACGCTGAACCTGCTGGTGGACTTCAACCTATGGAATGAAGAATGGGAGATACCCAGCGAATATCGGGAGTTGCAATGAATATCGACATACGATTTGACATTAGCGATGCACGGCGCAAGTTGAACGCTATCCAGCGCAAGCAGATACCATTTGCGACCAGCCTAGCCCTAAACGAGACGGCTAACGAGGTTGCCAAGCAATTGACCAAGCAGATGGATAGATACCTCGACCGCCCGACGCCGTTCACCAAACAGGCGTTCATGACACGGACGGGGAAGTTCAAAGGCACTAGGTCTACCAAAAACCGCCTATACGCTATTGTCAAGGCGGCTGGGATACAGAACGAATACTTGGCTTATCAAGTCTATGGCGGTCGCCGTGTACCCAACAAGAAAGCCATCTTAGTACCGACACTCAAAGCCAGTAAGAACAAGTATGGCAACATCACCAAGGCAACACGGGATAAGTACATCGACGGTGCAAAGAATATCTTCAAGGCTGGTCTGCGCGAGGGAATCAAGGAGGGGGTCTACCGACGCGACCGCAAGGGCAATATAACCATGCTTGCAGCCTACGAACCACACGCGGACTACCAACCACGCTACCCATTCTTCAAAATCGCCACAGGGACGGCTAAAGGGGCGTTCCCGAGGCAGTTCCAGCGCGCATTGAGGCGTGCGCTGGCGACGGCAAGGTGATGTGGGGGGTGGCTTTAGGTACTGTCAAGGGCTATACGCGGCGGGT